ATTTCAATTAACTTGTCATAGTCTTGAACCATCTTTAATTTTAGGGCCTCATAATCGGCTTCCATTTTTTTAATCTCAAACAAAATTTCATTGTTTGATTTTTCTTCTAAATCTTCGTACATAATTTTATCTAATTATACCATTACCAATACCCATAGTTGTTGTAAATCCTTGTACTACGACTTGTTGACCACCGCTGGTGACACCAAAACCTACAATTCCAACACCTGGTGGAATTACAACATTTACAACACTTTCATTTAATAATGAATTTATTATTTCCTCACACTGAATAGCTAACATCGCTTCAGTCGTATTAGGACCATCTGCAAACACATCACCAACAGGTAAACCAGCTTCGGATTGTCTGGTAATGATTCTAGAGGCAATTTCTTTGCTAGAAACTCCAGGTCTTAATGGAGCACCAATCATTACAAGTGGTGGTGGTAACGGTTCCACTGGAGGAACTGGTGTTTTAAACGCTGACAAGATAATATTCAAGACACCATATATTGATGATAATTCAAAATTTGTGTCTTTATTTATACCAACCTCAGAAAATTTTTCTTTTACATTTTTACCTAAATCACTCATTATAATAAACCTTTAATTTTTCTTAAAGCTTCTTGGCTTACACCAACAAGGCTCAATAATTGTTGTTTTCTGTTCTGTGTTTTTTCATATAGTTTAACTAACGCCGCATCACCAGCTAACCTAGTAACTTCTCTTAATGCGTAGTTCATTAATATTTTAACTATAATCTGTGTTATATCTTTAAAAACTGAAGTAAACAACACTCTGTTTTTCTTTATAAAATCTTTAGCGTTTGTGTATTCAGCATCTAACCCAAAAACTATTTTAAAATTTATCAAAAATATAATAATAATTTTTGGTGATATTAAGATATTTGCAACAGATTTAATTAAAGCTTTAATCATATCACCAACAAAACTAATCTTAACAGTTTGTTTATCGTCATTATTTGGTGTTTGGTCAGCCAAATTTTCGGCCATGTTATTAATTGATTTTGTTAAAGAAGCTCTTTTTTCAACCAAAGTAGCGCTTTGGTTATATTCATCTGTAAAGGTAGTTAACTGTTCAATTGGTATTGAAGCGTTGAATTCGACGTTTGTTTTTATTTTAATAATACCATTTCTTCTATTGTTTGCAGTTTCTTGTTGTCTAGCAATTTCTGAATTTGTAAAAGTAAAATAGTCGTCGTTGATTTCATCATTAACATCAGCATTTGCCAATCTATCAATTATATCATTTATTTCAGCTTCTTTTTCTAGTTGTTGACTAGTTTTGTTTGTTTGAACACTAATTGAACCGAACAATAAATCTATTATTTTGTTAAGAACATCTTTACCATCAATAACAGTTAAAGAATCAACATAATTATCATTTAAATCGTTTATTGATTTGTTATCATAAAGTTGGTTTACATTTACCACCAATGAATTATTTGGTATGTTACCTGTTCCGTTTTCCACAAATTTTACATCTAAAATATATTGCCATGTGTGTGTAACGTTTGGGTCTTGAATCACAGCATATAAAAAAGTGTTAAAATCAGAACTATCAAATAATGATAACGATGGTGGTGTTGTGTCATTATATAATAAACCACCAATAGATGAATTTGGGTCTATTTTTAATAGGTCAAAAAAATCTATTTTATCAACACTAATTATAACACCACTACCACCACTAATAGCTGATTTTAGATAACTTGGGATGCTTGGGTTAACACCACACGAAACCATATTTCTCAAAACTTTCTTTATAGTTTGTTTTAAACCCCTTTCTATTTTGTCTAAATATTTTGTTAAGGTTTCAACAATGACATTAACAAATTCTTTTTGACCCACTAACGACTTTACCAAATCACTTAAAAACAATATAATATCATTCCCATTATTAACCGATGGGAATGAATTTGTATTTTTTAATTTTGGTAAACCTGTAGTTAATGTTTTAGCTGCCGCTATCTCCCCAAAAACTTTTTGTTTTTTGTCTTTAATACTCATTATTCATCTAATTCGTTGTTGATGTCTTGACCTTTTCTAAACATTTCTCTGATTGATTTAAAATCACTAAGAGACACCTTACCGTCAGCTCTTTCAGCTATAGCGGCATTGGCATCTCCTCTGTTTTTAATAATATCGCTTTGTAATTTGGCGATTTCAAGTTTAACTCTAATCGCTGAGTCTTTTACTTTAAGTAAATTACCCTTTTCTTTTGCTATTTTAGTCAAATCATCAACACCTTCTGGGTTTGAACCAGTGGTTAATTCGTTGATTGTTCTTTGAACATCGTTTATTTGTAAACATGCATCATTGTAAGTTTCTTGCATAAGACCTTCTAATGATTCATTATCATTTACTTTAACGTCGTGTTTTCTTTTTCTTGCTGGCATAGTAATTAGTTTTTATTATAAATATCTATAAGCCTTGTTTTGTTAGAAATTCATACAAATCTTTAAATCTTTTCATTGATATTCGTATATCTTTTGTTGTAAGATTAGTATAATTTCTCATCGTTTCTAAAACAGAGTTTTTGTTGTATTTTGAACCACCGTCAAATCCTTCAAATGCGACTTCCCAGTTTTCTAATATATAAATTAAAGAATAACCAACTTTTTTTTCATTATCATTTAATTTCTTTTTTGGTGGTAAATTTTCATCTTCCATTTCTTTTTTTATCCCGTCTATCAATTTTAGGATAAAATCGTCCATAACAAAATTATCATTATCAATAACATAACTCAAATCTTCTCTATCTTCGAAATATGTTACCATATCCTCGTAAGAAGAAGTTTGTCTCAAATATTTTTCGTCTTTGATTAATAAACCTAAAATGTAGTTTTTACTTATAGTTCCAAAGTATGAGTAGGCTTTTTTACCTCGTCCAGCTTCAAATTTATGTACTTTCGTCATCAAGAAAGAAACGGTGTCACTATGAAGTTCTTCATAAGTTTCACCCTTTCTATATAACTTGTATCTCCTGATGATTGCTTCTATCATTTTATCCAATGGAGCTTTAAGCCATTCATTGAATATTAAGTTTCGTTCATTAGTATCGGTTGATTCTAAAAATTTGACAACAGCTTCTTCTTCTTCTGGACCAAAATACATTTCGTTTGTTCTTTTGCGTCCTCGTTTAGTAGCCATTTGTCATCATTAAACTTCATATGTTATTTTTCTATCATTTTGGAAATAATATTCTTTTTTGGCTTGTTGTAGCCACCATTTTGCTTCTGAAGGGTTCATCGTTTCTTTGTATGAAGCAAACAATGAATCTGGTCTTTGATTGACATGTTTGTAACCAAATTTAGGTATTGTCATTATTCTAACATCTTTGAACGTTAAACGTAATAAGAATTCGTAAATAAAGGTTAATTTTATGCTAGGTTTAAGTTTACCCATTTCTTCAAATGTTGATTTTCTAACAACCATACCATCAATATTAAAATTCTGGTAAGCCAACAAAGCGTTGTTGTCTAAAACACCTAACTCGTCAGAAAAACTGTTGGCCCAAACTGCTTCGTTAGTAAAGCCAATAAACTGACCGTTGTTGTCAACATCGATAACGATTGGTAAGAATAAATCTACGTTAGAATGAGCGTCTCTATATTCAACAACATTTTTAAACCAAATTTTAGCATATTCATCGTCATATTCTAAGACTGAAACCCACTCTGATTTTGCAGCTGAAACACCAAAATTAACTTGCGAACAATAATCTGTTTCGCCATCATTTTCAATTATTGTTACGATGTCTTTAATTTCACCCATATCAATTTTTTTAACATGTTTGAAAGCATCGCTACCTTTAGGTGTAACAATAATTAATTCATCTGGTCTTACGATTTGTAATTCAATACTTTTAATCGCGTTGATTAATGTTTTTTCTGTAACATCGTTTAATTCATGAATCGGTAAAATTACCGATATATTACTTTTCTTTTCCATATTTTATTAAGCGTTTTCTTTTTCTTTAAGAGTATCTTCTAATTTCTCTAAAGTTATTTTTAATTCTGATGCTCTATTTTCAAAAATAGCACCATATACTTCATTTATTGAATTCTTTTGATTTTCAACAGTGTATTGACCTTTAGATTCGGTCATACCATCCAATAAATCACTTGGAACAGCATCCTCTAACCATATTTTTAAATAAGTCGCAATTAACTCTGGGATGTTGGTTGTAGTGTTGGTCCAAACACCATTATTCTTAACTGAAATCTCACCATTAGATTCTTCTGTTTCCATCCATTCTGGAACCATATTTGGCATTTTACCGATTACTGGTGTGTTACATTCCATTGCTTCTAACGGGAACGTACCAAAACCAGATTGGTCATCAATCCATACAGCCAAACAACATTTGTCTAATTCAGTTGCAAATTTTTCTCTAGAAAGTCCTCTTAATTCTTTAAACGTTACCCATTTGTAGATAGGGAATTGTAAGTAGAAAGATTTTGCCAATTTAGTGGCATCTCCAGCGTTTCTAGTCAATACCGCAACAACTGGTGTTTTAGGTTTACCACTAGGTTTAAAGTATTCTGGGATTGACACTGGAACGATATGTGTTTTTATAGATGGGAATAAACTTTTTACGTAGTTAGCTTGTTTTTTAGATGTTGTGATAACATCATTAAAACCAAAATCAAAATCCCATCTTTTACCAATAGGTAACAATTCTAACATGTAGTCATAACTTTGAGATAAAACAATTTTTTTACATGGGAACCCTTTAACTTGGTCCATAATGTTAGAAAAAATTTCTGGGATTATAATAAAATCAGCTGGGGTGATTAATAATTCTTGACCTTCGATTGAAGCGTGTGGTAATTGTGCGTATTCTTCTCCCAACCAATCAGCAATTCCTTGACCGTTTTCATCACCTCTAAGTTTGTAGTCGTTTTTTTCATGAAGGATATGAGCGTTGTAACCTAATCCATTTAATATTTTTACGTGCTCATAGATGTTAGCAATACCAGCAGTTGGGTTACCTTTGGTGTCCAACGTAAAAAAGTATAATTTAAAATTTTTGTTTTCTAAATTCCCAATAACATCTTTTAATTGGGAAATTTGGTTTTCAGTTTGGTTTTTTTGTTCTTCCATTTTTTTGTTTATTTATTCTACTACTTCTACTAAAATATTGTAGTGTATTAATGTGTTAAACGCTATTTTATATGAAATATCGCTTTTATTTAAGGCTCTTTCTGAACCTAATTCTTCATCCATTTCATTAGTTTCACTTAAAACTATGTCAATCATTTCTCTAAATAATTCATACATGGTTTGTTGGATGTACATGTCACGTTCTCTTTTTGTGGTGACAACTTCAGATGTTATTGTTTTACCTTTTTCATCTTTAATTTCTTTTGTAACCGATTCAATAATCACCTCACCGTTTGGATGGTCCATTTTAATTAGTTCTGTAAATTTATTAACATCTAAAAAATAAACAGAACCGCCAAAGTCTAGCATACTATCAAAGTTCTTCATAAGTTGTTGTTTTTGTATTTAAAATTTTATTTCTGAAATCTTCGTCGTTAATGAAATCTAATAAAGAATTGATTTCATAATCACCTTTTAATTTTTCATTGTATGGTGATTTAACCTTGACTGATATTTTACCATTGGGTTTATTGGATAAAGCAAATGAATTTGCAGTTATTAAAACATCAGCATCACCCCATTCGTCTTCGTTGTTTTTAACAAATCTTATTTTGTCAATTAAACAAGCAGTTTTTGATAAAAAGAAATAAGTTGATGGGATGCTTTTGTCAACTTCTCGACTGACCAACTCAATTTCATGTTCTTCATCATCTTTAATGTCCGATAAAAAACGATTAAAGTGAATCATAAGTCCGTCTGACATTAAATCTGCGTGACCAAAAATTTCTAGAGGTGCTTCTTTATAAAGAAACGTGTTGAGTTTGTTTATGTTTTCAAACTCGAAATGGTCAATTAGATTAAGACTAGTAACATCTTCAATTTCAACTTCTGAATACTTCTTACCTTCCTCTTCAAGTTCTGGTACTATGTATTTTTCGTAAGTGTAAATGAATTGACCAATATAATCCCTTAAAACCTCATTTATACTAATAGCTATCTTCATGTGTCCAATTTACGGACTAAATATTTATAAGTAAAGCAAAAATACCTATTTGCTAAAAAATTTTATAATTTTTTTAAAAAAAGACCATTCACCTTCTTTAATGACTCTAGGTTGTGTTTTTATCACTTTATCGACTTCAGGTATAAAACGTTCTTTCTTCTTGTATTCTGGGTGTTCAAATAACTTTACAAAATATTTTGTAAGTCTATGTCTTACAATTTCTTCTTCAGAAAATTCAATAACACCAACACCTTGTTCTTCTGGTAATGATTTAATCATTTTAACCAATTCACCCAAGGAGCTATCTTCTTTCTTTTTAAGGTCAACTTGGTTTGTATCACCTAGGATTACAACTTTGGTGTTTTCAGAAAAACGAGTTAGAAGCGTTTTTGCGTTACCGTCATTTACGTTTTGAAACTCATCGAAAAGTAAGATACAGTTTGGTATTGACCTACCTCTAACAGAACCAAAAACTTCCATTTTGATGTAACCAACTTCAATTAGTTTGGTTGTTAATTCCTCACCAATTAGTTGATAGAAAGCATCTAGAAATGACATCATTATAAATTTTAATTTATCATTAGCATCACCTGGCAACGTACCTAAATCTTCGTCTTTTAATTGAACGATTGATTTAACCAATTTTATATCATGGTATTTATCTGGATAAGTTTTAAGTAACAAAAGCGCCTCAGCCACACTAAGAAGAGTTTTACCAGTACCAGCTGGGCCAATACATACAGTTACATCACCATTTTTAATTGA